GACCTTCAGAAAATGCATTTGCGGCTTCTAACTTGGATAACCAGTCTCGTTCTTGTGGGTCGGTTATTTCAGGCATACATATTTCCTTTTTTGTTGTTATAAATATATTTATAACATGAGCTACAAAGGAATATACAAAATAAAGAACCCTTCAAAATACAAAGGAGATCACAGAAACTGCGTTTTCCGATCTCTTTGGGAGAGAAAGTTTATGAAATACTGCGACACCAACGATAACGTGGTGTCTTGGTCTTCCGAGGAAATAAGAGTTCCTTATAGATCTCCCCTGGATGGAAAAATTCATCAATATTTTGTTGATTTTTGGCTAAAAACAAAAAAAACAGACAAAACTCACGAAGAATTTTTAATAGAAATAAAACCATACAGACAGACAAAACCGCCTGTAGTGGAAGAAGAAAAACTCACCAAAGCGAAAATAAATCAGATAAAAACCTATGCCGTGAATCTAGAAAAATGGCGATCTGCTAAAAGATTTTGTGAAAATAGGGGGTGGAAGTTTCTGATACTCACAGAAAAAGATCTTTTTGGTAGAAAAAATGAACAGAGAAATTGAAAGGATAATAGAAGAGGTTGAAATTAGTGGAACTAATTACATGTCCGATATGTTTGGACAAAAAGTATACTCAATATTATCTTCTATGGGAGATGAAGATAGAAAAAAAATTCTAAATGAAATAAAAAAAAGTAGCACCAATCAACTGTTTCTTCCCGGAAGATTTTACAATTTTCATTATTATCCTTTATTTTTAAAAAGAGCATATGAAGAATATTACGATAAAAATCCTTTTGTTTTTGTTCTCAAAAGAGAAGAAGATATTATACATGGTTTGAATTTAAATTATTTGAATTTCAACAGAAGAAACAAATTATTGAATAAATTTTTTCGTTATTTTGTGGGAGACTATGAAAATTTAAATCCGTTTACAAATAAAATACTTTTGAATTACAAAGCAATGAATGCAAAATCCAATTTTATAGAACAAAAGATAATATATAGAAAGTACTATATAAATAGAATTAATATCGTACACAACATTCCCATCAGATATGTCAAAATAATGTCCGTTTTTGATGAAGTATCAGATTTCACGGTTTCCAAAGATCTAGTTTATAGATTGACTTTGAATGAATATTATAAAAATCTTAAATCAGAGACTAAAAAAGGAAAGAAACAAATATGACAGATTTCTATAGAGAATTTGTCGAGAGAATGAGAAACAATGGGGTTGCGAGACAACATTTTTATCTCAGGATTGATGTTTTTCAAGAAAATTTTAGAAGAAAAATTGTAAATCCCTCTGCTGTCGGTGGGTCTGGAGAAACCAGACAAAGAGAAAGGTTTTTTCCGAGTGATGAGGGAGCTACTTATAGGCAATTATTCACACCAAAGAGATTGCAAACCATCGGATTGATGTGTAAATCCATAGCTATGCCTGAAAGAGAATTTGAAATAATGGAAGAAACCATTAAACCAGGATATGTAAATAGAATCGCTAGTCACAGAAAAGCTCCCAATGAAATTGAAGCAAAATTTTATTGCTCTCCAGACTTGAATGAACAAAGATTCATAGAAAATTGGATGAATATGGTAATAAATCCTTTCAATGGTTATGCTAACTATTATGAAGAATACGCAAAGTATAATACCATGACTCTTTTCAATCTACCTAGGAGTTATGCTGGTACAACAATAAATGAAGAAATTGCATTGAATGCTCCGGGTGGACCCATTTATTTTGTGAAAATGTTTGAATGTTATCCATTCGCGATAGAATCTACAGTAATGGAGAATGAAAACGCAGAAAAGATTTACGAACTAAGTGTCAAATTTTATTATAAATACTCGAAGACGATAACCGACTTGAACTTCGTGAGTGTCAAAGAAGGCTATGATCGTAGTGTTGAATAGATTTAAATTGAAACTGAAAAGGAGATTAGAAAATGGCATTACCAAAAATTGGGATTCCCCAGTATAAACTGGATCTCATATCGGGACAAACAATAGAATATAGACCATTTACCGTCAAAGAAGAAAAAATTCTTCTCATGGCAAATGAATCTAAAGATCAAAAAACCATAACAAACGCAATAAGAAACGTGTTAAATCAGTGCATTATTTCACAAGAGGGCAGACCAAAGACTCTTGTTGAAGATATGCCTATGTTTGATGTTGAGCAATTGTTTCTTCACATAAGAATGAAGTCTGTGGGTGAAATGAGTGATTTCAATGTTACCTGTGAGGAATGTGAGGGTTCACCCACGGTCAAAACTCAGATAGATTTGAACAATGTTGTCGTGGAGAATAAAGATCATGGTTCGGTTGAAAAGGTAATGCTTACTCCAGATGTTGGAATAGAACTTTCCTTCCCCCCGTTCAAATCTCTCATGAACGTGAATCCAAAGAACTCTTCTGGTGAAGACGATCCAATGGTGGCTTTGGACATGATATCGGAGTGTATTGTCAGTGTATATGATGATAAACAAACATATAAGAGATCTGATTTTAGCAAGAGAGAAATTGATGAATTTGTGGATTCTTTCACTCAAGAACACCTCAAGAAAATAAATGTCTTTTTTGATAAAATGCCTAGATTGACTTATGATTTGGAAGTTGAGTGTCCCTGTGGCAAGATTATGAGAAAGAAATTGCAGGGAATCACGGATTTTTTCGGATAAGTTTCCTTTACATAGATCTAGAGCATTACTATAGATTGTTATTCACCTTGATGAAAGACCACAATTTTTCTCTGACCGAGATGGAAGAAATGGTTCCTTGGGAGAGAGAAATATATGTCATTCTTCTTAAAGAGTGGATAAAAGAAGAAAAGGAAAGACAGAAAAAACAAAATGACAGTATGCCTAAGATGCCTAGTATGCCTAGGGTTCCTAGGAGGTAAAAATAAATATAAATAAAGTATGACAATTAAGGCTCGCGAAGGAGCCTTAATTGTTTATATGGACATAATCATCAAAAATGCAAGAAAATCCACAAAACAACGAAGAACAAACTAGCGAAAATCCATATTCTGGAAGAGAAGCTAGTGATTTCTTGAACAAACTTACTAAAATAATTTCTGACATGAAAATTGCAGATGGTGCTGATGATGAAGTCAGAAGACAAATTTCCCAAGCAATCATTGATCTGTCCAGAGAAAGTTCTAAATTTTTCTCAGGTTCTGATTCTTTGGAAAAGTTTTTGCAGGTATCTTCTACAAATTCAGAAAGTCTGAAAAATACCATAGGAGAATTTTCTTCAACCATTCCTACTTTCTTGGATATAATAACCGGAACAGTTCAAAATGTGGAAGAGGTTAGAAGAAGTAGTGACATCATAGGGAAAATCACAAAAACTTCCACTACAGAAACAGACAAAAAAATGGACAAAATGTTGTCCATACTTCAGGGATATAGTAAAGTTGTTAGAGATGTGTCAAAAAATGTTGGTGTAGGTTCATCCGAAGGAGGATCCTTTGATTTTCAAATAAAGGTGATGTCTGAAGGATTGATGACAAAGGAACAGACTGATCTATTGACTTCCAACATATTATCCTCATTTGGAAACATAAAGAGTGTAGAAACACAACTTAGAAATCTTATTAAATTTTCTCTTCGCGAAATTGATACACTGGAAGCTAAGAACAAAGAAATAGACAAGCAACTTGATGCATTGAAGGAACAAGAATCTTCTCTATCCAAGGAAAGAAGTGAATTGGATAGGATTGTGTCCTACGCTAATAGTTTCGCAAGGGCTCAAAAAGAACAAGAGTTGAATGCAAAAGAAGCTTCCATAGCAGAAAGAGAAATAGCATATCAAAATAAAGTCTCGGCTACAGCAGAGGAAAGAGCTACAATTCGCGAATCACTAGCTCAAAGAGAATCTTCTGGTGAAAAAATAACATTGGAAGAAAGAAGACTAGCTTTTAGAGAAGTTTTGGAAAAAGAAAGGAGTTTGTCTGAAGAAAAAAATTCTATAAACAATGAAAAATCTCTTGTTGAAAGAGAAAGATCTTTGATACAAAAAAGTATTGAAGTTGCAACTAACAGAGAAAATTTGGATAGACAATTGGAAATTTTGTCTGAAAAAGAAGCACAAAATTCCACGGAAAAAGAAAAAATAAATCAAAGATTGTCTGAAATATCAAGAGAGAAAGCTAATTTAGAGAATAGAGTTTTTGCTAACGATGCAGAAAGAGTGACAGAGCAACAAAGAATAGAAAGTGTTGAGTCTTCTTTACTTGAACAAAAACGATTGAACGATGAAGAAACCGTTTCTCTACAAAATAGGAGAAATCAGTTAGAAGTAAATGATGCGGAAAAAACAAACATAGCAAAAGAAGAACTTAATACTAGACTAGAATCAAACAGACAAGAACAGGAAAGAATTTCCTCTGAAATTGCTGCTCTTGAAACTAGAAGAAGTCAAATTGAATCTGATGTTTCCTTATCCAATGAAGAAAAGACGGCCCAACTTGAGAGTCTGAATGCTCAAAAGACATCATTGGAATCCGAGAAGACTAGAAATGCACAGGAAAAGGTTTCTCTTGATCAAATAAAGACTAGTTTAGAACAAAATCAAGCAGATGTAAATTCTGTCATTTCACAACAAATGCAGTACTTAGTCGGAGAGCAGAATAGAATTTCTCAGGAAAAACAAAGAATTTCCTCTGAAATTGCTGCTCTTGAAACTAGAAGAAGTCAGATTGAATCCGATGTTTCCTTATCCAATGAAGAAAAGGCGGCCCAACTTGAGAGTCTGAATACTCAAAAGACATCATTGGAATCAGAGAAGAATAGAAACGCACAGGAATCGTTGAAGATAGCAGAAAGAGCTAGTAATTTAGAACTAAACAAAAGTATCATAGAGGAAAACAAAAAGGTTTTGGAAGAGTCTTTATCCACAAAAGAAAAAAGTTTTGCTAAGGATAAGGAATCACTAAAATCTGAAAAAGACAGAATAAACGAGAGTATGATAACAAATGAAAAGCAGAGACAACAAGCTTTGCAATCTCTCAATGATATAGAGAATTCTAAAAAAACAATCAATGATCATTTACAAAGAATTGCGGACTCTTGGATAAATGGTCTCAAAGAAGTCACCGACATCATGAAAACAAATTTGGATCTTGAACGATCTGTTATTGCTATGAGAGCAAAACACGCATCCGAAAGACCTATTGGATTGCAGATATCCAAAGAATTTACTTTAGAAAATAAAGAATTTTGGGCAAAAGCATCTCAAGAAAGAAAAGAAATACTAGAAAAAGAAAAGGCTTCAGTCAAATTAGAAAGAACTGAACTCATTGATTTAATGGATAAACTTGAATCTGAGAAGAAAAGTGGTGAATATGATCCTGAAATAATTGCAATGAAGGAAAAAGCTTTGTTATCTCAAATGGAAGCTTTGACCGAAAGAGAGAAAGCTATAAAAACCGCAGAAACTGGAGAAAGTTCTTTCGGTGACGCGGTTATGAG